AGATTGTTTTGCTTTGTATTTTTCCAACTCTGCTTTTAATGATCCAGCCAAACTGCTTACCGTAGTCTGAGCCTCTGATTCCATAGCGGGTCTAAGAAATGGTTTGCCAGCCATTTTAGCCGTGCCAAACTCATTGGCTAAAGCCCTGCCGTCAGATTCTACTCCTACCGTTTTTTCGCCTGTTTTGGCATTTTTATATTTTAACTTTGCTAGCTGACTTCCCGATGCCGTAGTAACTTGTCCGATAACAACGTCCGAATCCTCAATGTACCTTGAGCGCCTGTCTTTACGGTTTGGCTTTTTAACTACCAGCCTAAGCGATGCCCTTAGCCCGCCCGAATCTACTGGGGCTAGTCTTTTAGCCGCACCTAAGACGTTACCCATAGATTTGCGAACCGCCTTGTTTAAAATCTTGCTGGAGTCTTTTACGCCAAAATCTGCCTGCATTTGCTCAAGAAGCTCGGCAAACTCTTTTACCCCCGTTACGTCAACGGTAACCTTGGTAGCCACTAATCACCTTTTACTAATTTGTTGTAAATGGCATTGTTGAGCTTTAGTGCGTAATCCGCACATTCTTCGGGTGTCATGGTGTCAGCATGATTTTTAGCAATCTCGTATGCGGCATTAATGCCCGCTATGCGTTGCTGTTGAAAGCCAAACCAATTCTTTTGCCCCGAATTGGCTTGGCTGACTAGGTAGTTTAGTAGGTCTTGTGAATTGTTTTGTGTTGTCATATCTTATATTTACGAATTTGACCATCCGTAGGAGTTGCCGCCAGTAGGATGAATTGTGAAGATAAACTTAGCTTCTGCATCTGTGTTCAAATCCCATTGCAAGCCACCAATACGACCGTTAAATGCGTAAGCAACGGTATCTGTGCCGTCATAAACAGCGACCACATAAGTGCGGATAATCGTGCCGTTGTAGCCATCATCACGGATCAAAAGCTGTGCTGGGTCTGCTGGATTCCAAGGCGCAGTTACAGTCAAGCTAGTGACTTGATTTTGAGTAGTAATCTTTGCGCCAGTACGTGCGCCAGCGATTGAGTATGCGGCAAACGCATCGTCAGCACCAAAAGCTGGGATAGTTTCTACTGGAACTTGAATACCGTCAGTTCCTACGCCGCCAGCGGATGTGCCAATAATTAGGTCAACGTCAGCCCATGTGCTTAATTCTGCATCTGTAAGCGCTGTTGGGGTTGCGCCTTCTTGCATCCATAGTGTTGCTACGTACCCTGGAAGTACCTTATTGATAAGAGCCATTTTTAAACCTCATTTAAAGAAAAGTTAATAAATCGTGTCTTATGTTGGTACATAAAGCGTACAGTCCATGAACACTTGATGCAAACCTAACTCATTGTCGTAACTATTGTATAACCACATTACATCCGCTTTGGCTAAAAAGAATCCGTCTGTATCGGGATCACCAAACATTCCTGAGTAGCCATGTAACGATTGTAATATACTGTTTGACAAATTGAAACAATCCCCCATCTCTTGAGCGAATACGCTAATTTGAAAGATAGGTGTGTCAATGCCTTTATTAGATTGCGTTTGCCCCGTATAAACTGGCTGATGAACGTTGCGCAGTTGCCATGTCAAAAACTGGGGTTGTTCCGCATATAACCTATTAAAATTAGCGTAAACAGGCACGGGCGAAACAATTTCTGCCAGTTGGTACTGAATACAATGCGCATAGACGGTTGGATTTTGTTGTACGGTCATACTGGGGTGCTTGGGTCGTTACGGTAACAAACTAGGGTTACTCTCATGCGATCATCTGATTCGAACACGTCAGTAATACGCCAGTCATACCCCCGCCATGTAATGCTGTAATCCTGCTGATGGTCTACGATTGCCTTAATGTTAGGCGTATAATTAAATGTTACATTTACCAAATCTTGATAAATGCGGTATCTCTCAGTAACCCGTAAGTTGTTACGCACGTCTTTGACAACAGCTCGGCTAGTAAAAAGCGGGGTAATTGTGGTCGTATATTGACCTAGAGTGTCTACCCCATTAGTTACAGCGTTAATTGTCGTATTCTCGTAACGAGCGATACTCATTACATCACCAATGGTTTATATGGTCTAAGGAGCTGATCTACGCCATAAGGCAAAGTCTTAAGCGTTTCAACGGTAGTGTTTGAGCGATTATTGTAGAGATGGGTCAAAAGTAATAACCCAGCTTGTTTAATATTTGGATACTGTGCGTAAAAATTGGCAGAAGTTGTCCAAGTAACAACAATCGGGTTACTCATAAAATTGTTTACGTCAGTCGGGATGCTAGTGCAAACGACTTTGTTGCCAGTCTGATCGTAAAAGTATTGGTTGCTGGTTAAGTTAATCAAGACAGGCGGCGTTGCTTGATTGTAATAACTTACGTTAACAATCGTTGTATTGCCTGTGCCTTGCGTCACTTCGGGCAAATCCAAATACACTTGCGTATTGATTGTTGAGCTATTGCCGTAAAACGCTCTCCAAGTTATCGGAAATATCGACATTCCCAAATAATCTTCGATTGCCATACGGGTCGCAACCTCAAGATTAATCAAGAAGCTGTCTTGGCTCTCATCTTCAAAAAGGTTTAATTGTTGCGTAATCTCATCGAGCGTAAGCCAGCTAGTCGTAATATCACGGCTTAATTGCTCTACTTTTTCATAGCTAAAAGGGTTACGGCTACTAGCCGCATACCCTTGTAACTCAACAATTCCATTAGGCATTGTGTACCCTTATTAAGCTGGACCAACTAAACGAACACCCGCAAACACGTCACGAATGGTTGAGGCTACACGCTTTTCGCCGAAGAATGTAATAAAGCCAGCCTGAGTTTGCTCAAGCAGTTGTATTGACATTTCTTCACGGTCAGCAATAGTTACAAAACGATTCCATTCAGCCAAATAAACTGGATATTTGCCAGCGCCAGTTACATCCATGTATGGGTTTTCACAAACTGGGTGTCCAAAGATATTTACTACTGCGCCGCCGTCATCATCGCCTACCTCAAGGAAATTATTGGCAGATGACGATGCTTTAAGCTTGCGAAGTGCCATAACAGTATTAGGATGCATCATCCAGCAAGTTGTAGGCTTGCGTTTATATTGTGCTGGTAAAGCCGCCATTAAATTTGCCAAATCATCATAAGTTACGGCAGTATTAGCCGCTTGCGCTACTTGTAAAACGGTGTGAAGGCCGTTTGTCATGGCAGAACCATTAGAGCCAAAAGCGGCGGCAGAAGTCGAGCCAGCGTATTGGTTTAAGCCACGCAAACCGTTTGTTGCACCAAAATTAACGGTAGTAGAGCCTGACTGGTCATTATTGAACATCATAGAAAGCGCTTCTTGTTGCGCAAACTCTAAAGCCATGTCCATAGCGATTGTTTCGTTGAGCAAATTAACGTCTGACAAAACCGCTGTTCTTACAGGCACGGTTGCGTTAATTGATCGGACTGGCAGTTGCCAAAAAGAAACAGATTCATTACCAACGTCAGTTTTAACGCTGTATCCCCAAGGGTTATTTGATCCGCTTTGAATTAGGGTAGCGTTTCCCTGTTTAACTACAAAAGCCTCGTCTGAGCCGATTGTAGAGATTACTCTTGCGCCCGCCATACGGATCGGGTTAGCCATACGCATTGCCGCAAAAGCGTCATCGTATATAACACGACCACCTACACCACTACCTGAGCCTGTGAGTGCGCTGGCTTCGTTAAGATTTACCGTAGCCTTGCCTTCCAGCATGGCAGTCTTTACTGCTTCAAGTAATAGATTTGTGGTCATTTTAAATTCCAAAAAAAGTTAAAAAAGCGGGGGATTTCTCCCCCACTTCTATCAGTCCCCAGCGGTTGCTGTTGAGCGATAACGGATGATGCTGAAAGGATCAACAACAGAAGTTGCCAAACGCTTTTCACCGTAGAAAGTAATGAAGCCAGGAAGGGTCTGATCGTAACGACGCAGAACCATGTTCAAACGATCCACAATGGTGTGACCTTTTTGGAAGTCACCAAAATACATTGG